AAGATTTGCAGCGTTGAACCGCTTGGGATTCATCACCGTGCCAGGCACATGACGAAAAACCAAAAACTCCTTTGCCGACAATCGCAAGTCGTACCCATAAGACGAGCACCCAAAGCTCAACACGGGCTGAGCATTCAGCTCAGGATCCAAGTAACGCACCAGCCTCCCTTGAAATGGCTCAAGCATTCCCTGCTCGGCCTGCTCCTGAATCCAGCGGTCGTTTTTAAGCATCGAAATCATCCGTTGCGGTTAGGTCAATCATCCTTTGCGTGCTTGACGCTTGTCCAATACGGCTCACCAGGCTTGCCACGCCGAACCTTCCCGCACTTGGGACGCTCAGCCCATGCCTTCACCGTTGCCTCTGCAACCTCGCTATAGCCAGGCAATGCAAGGTCCGGGCGGCGCTCAAAGATTTCTTGCCAATTCAGCTTTCCCACATCACTCCGGCTTTTACAGCCATTTTCCTAAGCTCCTCCATCTCAGAGCTAATGCCCTGCATCTCCTCAAGCGTTACTTCGCACGTTGACCAGCGATGGCGGCAATCCTGGCAATGCAAGCGCCGCCATACATAACGCTCAATTCCCAGATCAGCCAAATAGCCCATCCGGCTTGGTGGTGACGTGTAGGAGCTTCTGCTGTCACGTGTCCAAACCTGAAACGAGCCGCATTCAATGCAGCGCTTTGTGGGCTCTTTGTTCACCATTCCGGTTGCATCAGGCGGTGAGTATCCCATGCGTCAAGCCATTTGCAATGGCACTCTTCAGGATCTGAATGCTTCACCGCAACATCGCCAGGACCGCTTACAACCGTTACGCATTTATCAACGCGCAAGCCATGCAGATCAATCAGCATATGTGAGTATGCGCCGAGTTGCGCATCTGCCTTTTTGCGCGACTTCACGCCATGAACACTGCCAACCGTCATCAGGTCGCCCAAGCACAGCGTGCCCTGTGCCGTGCGCAATAGAAAGTCAAACGAGCCGCCAACGCGCTTCACAGGATCGCAAACTGCGTATTCAATCGCGAGCACCTCGCAATCATTGAACAACCAGCAATCAAGCAGCGGATCGATCCACTTATAGAAACGTTCTTCTGCCACCACGCCTTTGTTGCTCAGGTGGTTTTCAAGTGCTTTGTGAATGGTGTTCCCACGCAATTCCCAGCCATCCGGCCCATCCTTTTTGGCCATAACTCGCTCAAGGTCGGAACCAGTCAAGGGCGATGCAATAGAGCTGACAGACCAAGGCAACCAGTCGCCCTTGTAGCAGTAGCGGTGTGCTGTTTTGTTGAACTCAAGGCCCTCCACAGGAGGCAGGAGCGAGGCCCCCGCAGAGGCGCCCTGTTGTTCTGGCGTTGTCCTGCTGTTGCTCTGCTGTTGCACTGGGGTTGCGCTCTGGGCCAACTGAGGTTACCCTGCCGTTGCCTTTGACGCAACTGATGGACAACACGGTGTGGGGTGTTCGCCTGAGCGCAGACGAGCACGAGTACCTAGAGGCCCTTGCTTCACAAACAGACGGAATCCTCACAAAGGCAGGTGTGGTGCGGGTTTTGATCCGACAAGCACAGGCTTCAGCATGGAATCCTCTTGACTCGTCTGGTACGCTGGGGCTCGCCAAGCGCAGCGAAGAGGCGAGTCCCTCTTCTTCTTCTTACACTCTTACTTCTTCTTCTTCTTCTTCTTCTTCCATAGAAGATAAAACCAAAGAAAAAAAACAAAGCAAAAAAGAAAGCGCGGAACCGTCCGCGGGTTCCTCTCGTTATCCCGAAAGGGAGCGCAGAGCTGCGGTTGTTCGTCGCACGAAGGGTTCGCCTGAGTTTGAAAGTTTCTGGGGCATCTACCAGTCATGCACCAAGAAGGTCAACAATCAATCCAAGGCGAAGGCATGGGAATGCTGGGAGCAGCTCGTGCCTGAAATGGACCCAGCCGATCTGATCAAGGCGATCACCATCTCCGTTGAACAAATCCGCATGCTCGAAAGCGCAGGCGAGTTTGCCGCGCCATTGCCCGATGCCTTCCGCTGGCTTCGAGACGAGCGCTACGCCGTAGCTCTTGAAAACCATTCGTCAACTGAATCAAACAAACCTTCCTGGATGCTTTGATGAAACTCTTTGAACCTCAAGCCGTTAATCAATTCGTTGTTGCCTGTCTGCCGCTTCAAGCGCGTGAAGGGGTGGCACCTGATTACCGATCGATAGCGGCCAACGACATCGAGAGCGCTTTGCGGCAATTGGATGCTGCACGCCTTCGCCCTGTTTATCCGCACGTTCTTGGGCGGTACGATGACAAAGGCAGATACATGACCTACAAGCCGCCTGTTGATGGCTTGACGCCAGGTCGTTTTGTTTTGCATCCGCTTGCTGAGAAGGAAATGACTGAAGCGGGCTGGCACTGATGGCTTTGGTTCGTCTTTCGAGCGAGCACGCTGCACGATCGCTCCTGCAACGCCTTCTCAACGCAGGGCGCGCCACAATCGAGCAATTCGACCCGCCGCCGCCTGGTCACCTCAACCCCTCCTGCTACCGCAACCTTGCACGCGCCCCAGAAGCCCCTGAAACCGTTCAAATCAGCGATCCGCGTGACTTCACCCCCATCGCAGGGCAAACCCTTGCTCTAGGGCCTTCTGGAGGCCTTTCAGAGCCTTGCGATGATCACCGCGTGCCGCCACCGCCTGATCAGCCCGCCCCTCCTACCGATCACGCCCTGCATTTCGACCCAGACTCACTCGATTTTTGATGTCCAGCAAAATCCGCTCAGGTCACACCGTCATCAAGGTTTCCCTGCCCCAGAGCGAGGTGCTCCCCTTTAAGCACTTCTGCCTTGATCAAGGCACAACCATGAGTGACTTCGCACGCTCTGCCATTCAGGACTCCCTGCGAGCCTCTACAAACCCCTTCAAGCTCCCTGTTGGTGCCAACGTCTTCGCTGATGCCGTAGAAGCCGCTGCACGCGCCTCTGCTGGTATCCCACGCACTCAACTCGAAGCCATCACCGCCGCTATCGTCATCGCACTCAATGAAAAAACTGCCGTTTGATACATGGTGCGCTGATTACGTCGATTTCCTTGTCAAATGTGCTATCGACTTGCACCATGAACGCATTCAACGCGCATACGAACGCGTGACAGCAGAGCCAACCATCACTCAGCTAGAAGGCGATTGCATCCGCGTCTGCCTTGATGGCAACTGCGGTTTTGTCTCCTCTTTTCACCTCGTCGAACCTAAACTCAACCAACTGCGTGCCGCAAATGACAACTCCACAGCAAGCCGCGAAAAACCTCCGCACCACACCAACCAAACACGGTGCTGAAGACATCGAAGCCATGAACAACCGCGTCTTGGCACTTGAATGGCTATACCGCCTTCAAGGCAGAGCAAACGCAAAACCTCCTCTACGCTGCACCTACACCGGCTTATGGCAATCTTTAGAGTAAAAACTGGGCAGCTAACGTTACTCAAACCTGATTAAGTTGTGACTTCGATCAATAGCCTCCTCCCTGATCACAAGAACGCTCGCAAGCGCACTGATCGCTCTGCGTCCTTAATCAAGGAGTCAATTGACCGTTACGGTGCCGCACGTTCCATCGTCATCGACGAAGACAACCGCATCCTCGCGGGCAACGGCACCATCGAAGGCGCTAAAGCCGCGGGCATCAAAAATGTCCGCATCATCGAAACCGATGGCCAAGAGGTAATCGCCGTCCGCCGCACTGGCCTATCAGAAGACGAGAAAATCGGCCTTGCACTAGCCGATAACCGCACTAGCGACCTCTCCGAATGGGATCAGGAGATGCTCCGCCGCCTCTCCGAAGAGCACGACATCTCACCTTGGTTTGAGCAAGACGACCTCGACGAACTCCTCGCTGTAACCGAACTCGCCCCAGAAGAGGGCAAGACCGACCCCGACGAGGTGCCAGAGGCACCCGAGCAACCCATCACCAAGCCAGGTGACCTTTGGATCCTTGGCAACCACCGCCTCCTCTGCGGTGACAGCACCAACATCCAGCACGTCGAACGCCTCATGGATGGCAAGAAGGCCGACATGGTCTTCACCGACCCGCCATACAACATCGGCTTTGGCGGCACCATGTCAAATACAACTAAGAATGGGAAGCTCGTACCCCACGTGGGTATGAACGCCAAGTACGAAGCAATCCACAACGACAAAAAATCCCCCGAAGAGTTCCAAGACTTCATCCGCTCTGTCCTCTCCGCCATTCAGCTCAACTGCTCAGGGGCCTACTACATCTCCTTTGGTAGTGGCAATTTCCACGAACTCCTCACCCCTGTCGCCTCCTCCATTGGATACAAGTCCATCATCATCTGGGTGAAAAACCAGTCCCCTATGGGCGGTGGCGCTTACCGTCGCCGCTACGAACCCATCATTTACGGCAACTTCTCGGGTGACTTCTACGGCACCCCATACTCCGAAGATGATGTCTGGGAGTTCGACCGAACAAACAAAAACGACCTCCATCCAACGATGAAGCCTGTCGATCTCGTAGCCAATGCCTTAAGCCACGGCTCTAAGACAGGCGGCTCCGTTCTTGACCTCTTCATGGGCTCAGGCACCACCATCATCGCTGCTGAAAAGACTCGCCGTTCTGCTTACGGCATGGAACTCGACCCCGCCTACTGCGACGTCATCGTCAAACGCTGGGAAGACTTCACTGGCAATACCGCTGTCTGTCATCCCTCAGACGCACACTTCAACCAGGAGCAAGAGGAGCTGTTCTGATGGCTGGGCGCAAGTCCACCGCTGCTGAAAAGGATTACCGCACCAACCGTGTGGCAAGGCTTCTGAGCAATGGCGCTGTCCGCTCAGAAGTCTTGCAATACGCAGCAGCTGAATGGGGTGTTTCAGTTAGGACCGCTGATACCTACATCGCCGCTGCACGCGAAGTCCTTAAGGCTGACTGGGACATCGACCGCCGCACCTTTACTGCAGAGCTGCTCAGCCAGCTAGCCAGCCTCCAGAAGGAAGCACGCAAGAGCAACCAACCGCACGTTGCCCTGGGCTGCATTAACACCGCTGCAAAGATCGCTCAGCTGTTTTCGTGAGCATCCTCGACCTATGCGCTGGTGGCAAAGTTTTAGAGCCGCCGTTCTTTCAGGCTTCCGATCGTGACTGGACTCCTTTTGCCAAGCAGCTGTACGAGTCGCTGACGGGACCGCAGCGACAGGTCTGGGACAGTCCTGAGCGCTTCAAGCTGCTGTGTTCAGGCAGGCGCTTTGGTAAAACCTATCTTTGCATTGCACGTCTAATTGCTTGGGCAATCGAGCACCCAGGCAGCCTGAACTGGTACGTCACGCAGAATTACAAGTCGGCAAAGCAAATCGCATGGCGACAGCTGCGCTCGATGATTCCCGTTGAAATGTTCGCCAAGAAGAACGAGGCGGAGCTTTCTGTTGAGCTAACCAACGGCAGCCGCGTGCAGCTAAAGGGTGCAGAGAATGCCGACTCCCTACGCGGCGTCAGCCTCAGCAGCCTGATCGTTGATGAGGCTGCCTACGTCAAGCAAGAAGCGTGGGAAATGGTCCTACGTCCTGCACTGTCCGATCAAGGTGGACCCGCATGGTTCATTACAACACCAGCCGGCCTTAATTGGTTTCACGATTTATGGGAGCAAGCAGCCAACCTAGAAGACTGGAAAACCTTTAGCTTCACCACCATCGAGGGTGGTAACGTTCCGCCAGAAGAGGTGGCCGCGGCCAAGCGCACACTAGACGATCGCACTTTTCGTCAAGAGTATCTAGCCTCATTCGAGACGCTTTCGGGTCGTGTCTACCCCGACTTCAGCGACGACAACATCTCGGCAGAAGTCAAAGACATCGGTGGGGAAATCTATTGGGGAACTGACTTTAACGTTGGTGTCATGGCTGGCGTTCTGGGCAGTCGTGTCGGTGACACTCTGCATATTTGGGATGAAATCACTGTGAAGCAGTCGAACACCGATGAGGTGTGCGCGATGCTTAAAGCAAAATTCCCTGGTCGTCATATCGTCGCCTACCCAGACCCAACAGGATCAGCGCGTAAAACCAGCGCAGCAGGCGAAACTGACCACGGCATAATCCGCCGCTACGGCTTCCAGTGCATTAGCCCCAAGCACCCTTGGGCGGTAAAAGACAAAATCAACAGCACGAATTGGATGGTAAAAACCGCCGACGGTCAAATCCGCCTATTCATCCACCCGCGTTGTAAGCACACGATCAAGGCGCTCAAAAACGTCACGTACAAGGAAGGCACGCAAGATTACGTGATCGATAAATCGGCAGGCATTGAGCACTGGACTGATGGCCTTGGCTACCTGATCCTCGGTGCGTTTAATCAGGTGAAGCCATGGCAAACAGCAAGCGGTGATCGCGCCCAGATCCAAAGGCGCATCAGCGAGAAGAGCAAGATGCTCGGCAGGCGTAGATTGCGCTAATCGTTTAGCAGCTTTTCACCGATCACATCCTTGAGTGCCTCGGTTTGAAGCAGCAAGTTAAAGCAGAGGTGGCGAAGCTTTTCTAGGTCATTGCAACGCATGATCTCTCGTTTTGCTGCTTCAATCGTGAATTCACGAGCAGTGCGCCAATCATTCATCGCTGTGAATAATGCTGTGCTCAGTTTGGCGGCACCGCAAACGTAGACTGAAGTGACGCGGAGTTTAGGCAAGACGTGACCCACCACCCGTATCCATCAGGCGTGTTCAACGGCCAGGAGCCGCTTGACCCGACGCTTGAGCGCAACCCTGGTAACGATCCAAGCTGGTTGGCGGGTCCGGTGTTGGAGATGAGCCAGCAATGGTTCCCTATCGACGTATGCGTTGGTGGCACGCAAGCACTGCGGCTGCACGCTGATACCTACATCCCGCGAGAGCCAGAGGAAGACGAGGAAACATGGCGACGACGGATTTATCACGCGACGCTTTCGCCATTCACGACTCGTATTGCTGAGCAGGCAGCTGGTCTGCTGCTGCGTAAGCCAATCCAGCTTGTGAGCAAGGATGAGGGCGGCGAGGTTGACCCGTTCTGGGAGGACTTCGCCCGTAACGTTGACGGCTACGGCACCACGATCGACGACTATGCACGCCGTCTTGTGATTAGCAGCCTGCTATATGGCCACGCTGCGACAATGGTTGATTATCCGAGCACTGAGCCTGCGCCGAACTTGGCCGCAGAACGGATGCTTGGTTTGCGTCCTTACTTCATCCACGTTGATGCAAAGCAGATTCTTGGTTGGCGAAAGGATGGTGATAGCCCAATCGCACCAATCACAATGGTGCGCATCAATGAGGTGATTAGCGAACCGCTAGGCGAGTTTGGTGATGAGCTTGTGCGCCAGGTGCGTGTGCTTGAACCTGGCCGCTGGCGTGTCTACCGCCGCGGAAACGACGATGAAGGCTGGGTGATTTATCAGGAAGGCGAAAGCAGCCTTGGGATTATTCCGCTTGCACCGACCTACAGCCAAAAGGTGTCGGAGTTTATTAGCAAGCCGCCGTTGCTGCCCATTGCAAACCTGAACATCAGTCACGCGCAAAGGGTGGCTGACTTGTGCCATAGCTTGCACGTTGCCGCCTTGCCGATTTTGATGCTGAAGGGCTTTGATGAATCCGGCCCGATCGGCTTGTCGGCAAATAGCTTGATCATGCTTCCTCCTGAGGGAGATGGCCGCTA